AAGAGTTTTAAAAAACATGGCTACCTCAGGGACTAAGACCTTTCAGTTAACCATAGCGGACACAATAGAAGAAGCATATGAGTTGGCTGGATTAGAGCTTAGGACAGGATATGATGCGGAGACAGCTCGGCGATCATTAAATATAATGTTCGCTGATTGGTCTAATAGAGGTGTTAATCTTTGGACAATAGAACAGGTTACAACTAATCTAACGTCTGGGACTAATAGTTATACGCTAAATTCTTATGACATAGACATAGTTTCCGCAATCGTAAGACAAATCGACGGTTCTACAACAACCGATATACAGCTAACACGGATAGGTCGTACAGAATATCTAGGTATCCCTGATAAGTCTAGTACAGGAAGACCAACTCAGTTATTTTTAGATAGACAAACCACACCAGTTGTAAAGCTGTGGCCAACACCAGACAGTGCATCCACATACAGGTTAATAGCAAACACTATTCAACGCATAGATGATGTAACTGCTTCTGCGCAAGATCCCCAAATACCTTCAAGGTTTATGCCTTGCATGGCTAGTGGGTTAGCTTATTATATTGCTTTAAAGAAAAACCCAGAAAAAGCTGGACTTTTAAAACAACAATATGAACAAGATTTTCAACTTGCTGCCGATGAGGATCGTAATAGAGCCTCTCTACATCTTGTGCCCAGTAGGAGTTATTTATAATGGCGTATGCTGTTGGTAAATATTCTCAAGCAGAGTGTGATAGATGCGGTTTTGTTTATCCGTACCTACAGATGAAAATGGAATGGACAGGTTTTAAGGTTTGTCGAGAATGTTATGAACCAAAAGCACCACAACTAGATCCAGTTAGGGTGCCTGTTGATCCAGAAGCTTTGAGGCAACCAAGACCAACAGAACCAGCTCCCACTACTGGATATGGTATAGTTAGGTCAGGAAACACTAAAAACGCTGACGGAGTTAGTTCAGTATCTATGGATATTGCACATAATGACGTAATAGGATCTAGTTTTTACATGGAAGAAGTTACAGGAAGTGTAGGAACTGTAACAGTAACAACAGGATAATGAAATGAGTTGGACATACTCTACATTAAAAACTGCAATACAAGATTACGCTGAATCCACAGAAACATCTTTTACTAATCATTTAGATGATTTCATAAAATCAGCGGAAGAACGCATTTTAAAAGCCGTTCAATTAGACGACTTTATTAAAAACGTAACAGGAACAGCAACGTCTGGTTCTGCATATTTAGGAGCACCTAGTGACTTCTTATCCTCCTTTAGTTTAGCGGTTATAGACAGTGATTCTAACTATAACTATCTAAGACTAAAGCATCCAAGTTTTATTCGGGATTACACACCTGCATCTTCCACTACGGGAGAACCAAAGTATTACGCTGAGTTTGACGAAAATACTTTTATATTGGCACCGACGCCAAATTCAAACTTTACATTTGAGTTACACTATTTTTATAGACCCTCATCCCTTACTTCGGCAGGTGATTCTGGTACTACGTGGCTTTCTACTAATGCTCCCAATGCACTATTGTACGGCAGTTTAGCAGAAGCAATGATGTACCTAAAAAATTATGAGACATCACCCATCTATGAACAAAGATTTCAAGAGGCATTAGCCTTAATGAAAAACCTTGGGGAAGGTAAATCCACCCGAGACCAATATAGATATGACCAAGTAAGGAGATCACCGCAGGCATGAAAATAAAAGAACTCGACGGGGCGAATATCGCCATCGTCGCAATGGGCGAAAGCCAACTAGACTATCACTTATCTATTTCTCACGGCAACGAGTTTGACGAAGTTTGGGCAATAAACGCCATGGCAGGAATCGCAAGACAAGTCGATAGAACATTTATGTTAGACCCCGCTAGTAGATTTTTAGACACAGACGATGCGGGAACACAAACTGCTTTGATGAGAAAAGTTCTAAAAAACAACCCTGGACCAATATACACATGTGAACTAGATGACCGATGTGATAACTTAGTAGAGTTTCCTCTTTTACAGGTTGTTGAAGAAACAGGAAGTTCTTATTTAAACAACACTGTTTGTTTCGCTATCGCTTTCGCTATGTACAACAAAGTTGGTCGCATTAATATGTTCGGAGTTGATTTTACCTATAAAGGCAATCTTCATTTTGCAGAAGCAGGAAGAGCTTGTGTTGAGTTTTGGTTGTCTAAGTGTATTTCTGCAGGAATAGTTGTAAGTGTAGCTCCAAGATCGGGTTTACTAGATACAGATGTACCAATTCAAGATAAAGTCTATGGTTACCATCGTTTAGACAACCCCCCTTTAATTATGTTTGAACCAAAAACAAATGAATTCTATAAAGTTGGTTTTAAAGAGTACACAAAAGCTGTAGAAGAAGAAAACAGGAAAAAAGCGGAATTGGTGCCCGTGTTGAATACCCCACCAGAAGCAAAAAGATATTGATATGATTGAGATAGACACAGTTGGCGGGTTGGGGAACATAACTGTTGATACACAACAGTATAGAGGACACCCACCTGAGTACTGGGCAGAGAAAGCTACAGAAAGAATTTGCGGTATATCTGAAAATGCTGCACCACACATCAAACAACAAGCAGAAGCATTTAGACTATCTATTTACAACACAATACTTTATTATATAAAGCAGAGCATCAATAGTGAGCGATGCACTATGAAAAACATTTTAGCTAAACAGGGGCATGACGATTTAGCTAAGATACTAACGGAGATAAAATAATGGCAATAACCTCGACATTAACAACTAGCTTTAAGAAAGAACTGCTAGAAGCAACACATAATTTTAAGGCTTCTGGTGGAAATTCTTTTAAACTAGCGTTGTATACCAGTTCTGCTACGATGGGAGCAGCAACTACGGCATACACAACCACAAACCAAGTCACAGGTACTAACTACACAGCTGGTGGCTCAGCACTGACTAATGTAGCACCAACAAGTGGCGGAACGACAGGATTTACTGATTTCGCAGATTTGACTTTTGGTACAGCGACTGTTACCGCTAGAGGCTGTTTAATCTATAATGATACAGCTAGTGGTGACCCTTCTGTAGCTACTATTGATTTTGGCGGAGATAAAACGTCCACAGCAGGAGACTTCACAATAGTTTTCCCAGCAGCAGCAGCAAGTACAGCTATTATAAGAATAGCTTAGTTAAAAAATGGCAGCGATCACGGGTTGGGGTCGAGGCACGTGGGGCTCGGATACTTGGGGTGAACCCAATCCTGTTACCCTTTCAGGTCTCGCAGGAACAAGTGCCCTTGGCACTGTTACTGTTGATTGTGAAGCCAATGTAACCCTAGCAACACAAGTAGCAACTGGAGCAGTAGGAACACCTACTTTTGATTGTGAAGCTAACGTCTCCGTTTCTGGTCTTGCAGGTACAAGTGCGCTAGGCACTCCTAGTGTAGATGCCGAAGCTAATGTAACTCCTGCCACTCAAGTTGCTACAAGTGCGCTAGGCACTCCTAGTGTAGATGCCGAAGCTAATATCTCCGTTTCTGGTCTTGCAGGTACAACAGGTGCCCCCACAGCAGGAGTTAATGCGCAAGCAATAGCTGTTGTGGCTGGAGCAGTAGGGACATTAGGGGCTGTTTCTGTAGATGTTGACGGTGAAGCTAATGTTGCTGTAACCTTAGGCGCAGGCACGGGTAGTGTAGGAAGCGTTACAGTTCACCACAACTTTCAAATTACTCTAACAGGACAATCAGTCACAGCTACTTTAGGAACAGTAACTTCGATAGCAAAAGCAACAGTTACCTTAACAGGACTAGAAGTCACAGCAGGAACACCAACTGTTAATGTCTGGGGATTAGTTGATGATAGTCAAGATCCAAGTTGGACAGGAGTCAGTGATAGCCAAACTCCAAACTGGTCAACAATTGATGATAGCCAGACACCAGAATGGGAAGAAGTGGCTTAACTTTTAAAGAAAAAAAGTATATAATCATAATATAGAAGAGGATCTATAATGGCAAGTACATATGTAAACGACCTAAGACTCAACGAAATGGCTACTGGTGACGGTAGTGGAACGTGGGGTACAACAACCAACACAAACCTTGAGTTAATTGCAGAAGCGTTTAGTTTTGGAACTGAGGGTATTACAACAAATGCAGATACCCACACCAGCACAATAGCTGATGGTGCTACTGACCCAGTTCGTAGTATGTATGTTAAATACACAGGAACATTAGATTCAGCGTGTACTATTACCATTGCTCCAAACACAGTCTGTAGGATGCAATTTATTGAAAATGCTACAAGTGGCTCTCAAAACATAATTATTTCGCAAGGCTCTGGGGCTAACGTAACTATACCAGCAGGAGATGTTAAAGCAGTTTATTTAGATGGTGCTGGATCTGGCGCAGCAGTAGTAGATGCTTTTGCCAGTCTTTCAGTCGTAGATTTAAAAGTACAAGACGATCTTACAGTTACAGATGATTTAATCGTTAATGGAGATATAGACCTAGAGGGCGCTATAGATGTTAATGGCACAGCAAACTTAGACGTTGTAGATATAGACGGCGCTGTGGACATGGCTTCTACATTACAAGTAGATGGCGCTATAACCTCGTCTGCTGGCATGACTATTACAGTAGCAGATAACACAGATGTCTTAACAATAGATTCTACAGATGCTTATGCAAGCTCTGGACCAAACATTACCTTATACAGAAACTCAGG